CAATAATCTCTTTAGTTACAAGAGCAGCACCAATTGCAACTAATGCAGATTTAAGTCCACCTAATGCTCGTGTTGCGCCTTTGGTATCTACGTCTACAGAATATTTTAAATCAGCCATATTATTTCCTCATTATCTTCTTCAACTGTTGTTTAATAAAACGTTCAGTTGGTTTGCTCATGCCGTCTGGTGCTTGACGGCTATATCCGTTATCAAGAGGAACTGCATAATTGTAATTGGCTTTAATTTTACTGCCTTGCAATCTAGTGCGGCGGCGTGCATTACCTGATCTAATAGGTGTTATACTTTTCCAATAATCATATGCAGCTTCAGGTAATACTTTTACCTTAGCACTTATCTTAGTTGCGCTTGGAGTAATTCTATTTTTTACTACCTTTATTTTAGCCACCTTGTTGCCCTCTTACTTGTTGCATCATCGCCATCATTTCTTCTTGGCTCAGATCCTTGTTTGGTTCGTTTCCTTCTCTCGCTTTACTATTTAAATAGTTTTCATATTCAATAGCAACAATGGCACACCTAATATCAATAGTGTTGCCCAGTTTTAGTGCTTGACTTGGCAGTATGCCGTAACGCTTGCAAACCAAGTCAAGCGTTACCCAAGCATTTACTTCTCCATTGGCTCTGGTGAAGTCTGGGCTACTAGGTTTCCCAATTGTTTAATACTTTCTTCAATTACAGCTATCATGATATCTGGCGGTAACATTCCCTTGCCTTCAAGAATTAATTTACCGTTTTTATCTCTGATTAATTTTTTGGTTATGTTTGACATATCACCAAGGCCGTCTTCTCCTGACATTTTAGCCAGTTGCATATAGGTGTCTAGGTCTTGTCTGTCGTGGATGTAAAACACAAGTGCCTCACCGTATTTTTCTACGATTTCTGCCTTGTCAATTTTAATTTCTACCAGTTGTGGTTCGTTTACTAGGGTTTCTAAAAACATCTCTTAATCTCCTGTTCTTTCAATCATTTTATTAGCAAGTACAACTAAGAAGTTTAATCTTGAAGTTGCCTTGGTAATATCTCTTTTAGCACAAGCGATTTCGTTGCTTGCCTTTGCTGTTTCTGCAATTATACTCTGCAAGAGTTCTGTATCTGTTTTATTTTCTATTAAATCTTTCATCTTTTAATCCTACATTGTATTTAGCCACATAAGAAATAAGGGGGCGTAAACCCCCTCATCCTTGTGCCCGCACGCTCTAGAGTGTGATTATGCTACTGTGTAATCGCCATCTACTGTAATAGTAATTGGTGATACCCATACTGGGCTGTCTGCACTTACAGTTGGGGCAAGTCCTGTGACATAACCTTTGCCTGTAATTGTTTTACCTTCTACGCCGTCAGACGTGTCGCCAAGGTAAAGTTCAAAGTCAAGCAAGTCTTTAGCTGTTGATAAGCCAAAGATTCCCTTGAAGTCTGCTTCGCCTGAAGTTGCTCCGCTGTCGCCAAAGAATACAGTTTGGTCAAGTACGATGTTCATTGAAAGACTGTTAGTAGCAGTAGTTGCAATTTGCAATTTACTACCTTGATCTAACTGTGTCCATGTAAACACGTCATTGGCTGCATTAACAGTGACGTCCTGGAGTGCAGGTACTGTTAGTTCTGGTGTGACCGCATTGTTAGCTTCAACACTAAGTTTTAGTGTTGATTGCTTTGATGCTACACCTGGTGCTGGATAGATATAAGCCATATTGGTTTCCTTTAAGTTAATTAATCCTAGTTAGTCTGTATTCCACTGTAACAATTAGTAAGTCCTCTTCATAGTCTGTTGAGACCGTGCTTTCTCTTGTGTGAGCGCCGTCTAATACTATTGTATCTTCAAGCCCTCGCAAACTTTGAATGATTGCGTCTAATTGTGCAAGTGGATTTTTTGCGTCAACAGCAAGATAGACACTGACTGCTGTTGTTGTATTGCTGATATTTAAACCATTGAGTGCTTGTATTACAGGAACACTTTCGTATTGAGTACGGTCCACATAAAGAGTTTTTGGATTCTTTATGTAAATTGCACCTGACTCATCATAAGGTAATTCATTGCTTAACTTTATTCCGTTAAGCGCCAAAGCCTTAATTTTGTCAATTACTTGTGTTCTCATCTTACTCTTCTTAAGTTAAAATATCCTGGTTCTCGCTCATCTGAATCAACAGTTGCATCATCATCAAAGTCATACCAGTCGCCTGCTATAATAAGTTCACCAAATAGACTCTCAGCACGATTCTGATAGTAGCCCATCTTTGCTCTGTCTGAGTCATTTTCATCTCCAAAGTCTGCGACTTGTGGAAGTATATAATCAGCTAGTGCAGTATAAACGCAGAGTTCAGTGAAATCGCCTTGGCGTCCCAGTATCTTCCCTGCGTCTATGCTTGGTATATCAGCAACGCTAGAATACGCTATACTTGAGTCACGATGTCTATAGTAGTCTCTCCACCATTGACTTGTGCTCAATTTACTTAATATTCTTTGCGTTGCCCTTATTAGTGCGTCTTCAACAACTTCGTCAGTTAAGCCTTCATTACTGTCAAATAGACGCTGATCTCTTTGCAGAACATCTGAATATTCTGCAAAAGAAACTACAACATCTGATTCAATAATAAAAGCCATTTTAACTATCCTTAAGCTACGTTGATTAACTTAACGCCACGACCGGCGTCAATAACACCAACGCCTGCGTGTAGACTTGCAACGATGTCTTGACCAACTGCTTCTGGACGACGTGCTGTTTCAATGTCAACATTTTTCTGCATTGCGATACGCATTGCGTCACATGCAAAGATGAAGCCTTTGTTAGCGCCTGTTACATATGAACTTTGGAACAAGCGAACGCCTGCGATTTGGCCCAAGAAGCCATTACGCATTGCTTCACTTTGGAAGTCACCACCGCCGTAAGCTGCTGTACCAATAACTTTCATCAAGTTAGCGGCTTCAACTGTTGAAATAACACCCATTAGTGGTCCTGTTTCACCATTGCCACGGATTTGTGCAACTGCGTCAAACAATGCGTCAACTGTCATTGGATCTGAATCTGAAGTTGATGCTGTTAGGCCGTCCATTGCTGTAACAACTGCTGTGTCAAATGCTTTTGATACTGCGTTGCCCAACACTCTACCAATTTCACTTGGATCAATGTTGCCTAAGTCACGTAGAACTGAACGTGCTGCGTAAACATCACACTGGATAGTGTTTTTTGTGTCTGCTGAAAGAACTGCGTCTAAATCAACGCCTGTGCTTGCTTCTGCAGTTAGTGTTGTAGCTGCAACTGCTGCCAATTCAGGAACTTGTAGAAGTCCGTTTGGAGAGTTTACAACTGGGATCATTCCGCCGCCTAAGAACAATGATTGCTCGTGAGCTGCGTATACTGTTGCCGCTTTTGCTGCGACGAATAATGCATCGGTGTTAAAACCTGATGTGTATGCTGCGTTTGCCATGATAATTTTCCTTTATTTGATTATAACAAGCCACGTTGTTTGGCTTGGGCATATAGTTTTCTATGTTCAGGATTGCTTAGGTCCATTTTAGAAAGATCAAAACCATCAACAGCATTAGTGCCTTGACTGCTTTTAGTATTAGATGTTGCAGGTGTAGGTTGAACAAAATGCGGATTCGCATCTAAGAATTCTCTAACAAGGTCGTCAACACCAACTGGTGCTCCTGAATCATTGTAGCGAACTGCTCCTGTATTATCAACTACTTCTACATCACCATCTTCATTAAGTCTTACATTTCTTGCAAGTAAATTTTGCACTTGCTCAGGGTTGACACTTTTATATTTTGCTGCTGTGTTTAGCAACGGTGTGTTAACCTTGTATTCCTTAATAATACTGTCTCTCTTTTGGATTTCACTATCCTTTTTTGAAGCAAGTTCTTGTAGAGTCTTTTCAAACTCTCCACGCTTGAGTTGTTCTTCTTGTCTGCGCTGTTCTTCAGCGGTTTTAAGTTGTTTCAACTCTGTAGGATCACCTAAGCCTTCATAAGGTTTAAGCAGTTTCTTTTCCAACGATCCGCGCATACGGGCCATCATATTATCAACTTCATCCTGTGTGTAAGATCTTGTTTCTTGAGCCTGATTTTCAGTTTGTGCTGCTGCATCAGTTGCAGTGTTTGTAGCCAATGTTTCAGTATGGTCCATTGTTAACCTCGCCTCCTTGTTAGAGTATGTTTGTTGTACAGTTATTTAGCAGATTGCTTAATAATCGTATTATTTATGCTGGTTATTTGCCATAACCTTTTTTCTTGGGTTTCTTCTTAGGTTTTGCTTTGGGTTTATAATTTTTCATTTGCTTCTCCTTGTGATGCTCATTCTTGTGCGAACGCCTCTCTTTTTAAGTTGCGTTTGCGATATTCTCATACCTTTGTTGAAGCTGCTTGAACTTCTAGTAAGAGTTCTTCCACCGCCTCGTGCATAACGTGCTCCTGCACGATGTCCATCGC